TCGTCCGTCAAGACATTGAGAGTGTGCGTGGTGACGCATGGCAGCGAATCGCCATCGTGTGTGACAATTGCGTGGAGGTCCCCGTACCGCGTGTCGCAGGTGGGCTTTACTACCATGACCTTCTGACCCATCGCAGTGTGCTTGCGGATTGCCGCTAGCGCATAGGATGTCTTGCCCGCAAACATGGGGCCGAGAACGACTTCGATGGACATTGTTCTTTCATACGCAGGACATGAAAGTTAATATGAACAACTGAACAATGTGCTACAGCAAAGAGTCGAGTCTGTACACATCGAGCGTGTCGTTTGTGGCTATCATCTACCTGTTTGCCTCGGGCATTCCCCACTTCCAGTGGTTTGGCGCTTCACTTGCGGGCTTGTGCGCGATGCAGTTTGCCGAATACCTCTTGTGGTCGGAGAACCCCAAGAAATCGTGCACAGAGACCAACAAGCAGATTACATCGACCTTCGTTCCTGCCGCACTTCTTCTCCAGGGATTGTCGACTCTTTACGGAAGTTTGTTCGTGTTTCCGTGGGCATCGTCGAGCAATGGTCGTAAGGCGTTCATAATTGCATACACCCTCGGAGTTGCTGTGGCCGTCTGTATCGGGAATTCCTACCACACGACAAAGGACTGCACGATCGTAACCGAGGAAGGACATTTGGATTGGGGCCGCCACGTAGGAGACGCAATGTCCCCCGAGGCCACTGCAATGTTCTACACATGGGGTCTCATCATCTTCGGTCCGTTTATCTTGTGGAATCGGAGTTACATCTTTCTTGCCGCGTTCTTGGCGTTGCCGTTGTTCGGCTTCCTCTACGGCCGATATGCAACAGACTCCCAGGCATCCATCTGGTGCTACTACACGAGTTGGTCCAGCATCATTGCCGCAACAGGGCTTGCTCTGAAACAGGCGGGCATCTACGATGTGTTGCGTGCATGAGCCGTTTATACAGACATGGCAAAAGGAGAGAATGGACATTGATCAAGATCAGTGGTCGGCAATTGCTGTGGTCTCGCTAGTTCTTGCGTGTGGAATCGGGGGTCTGTTCTACCACTTCATTACTCGCGACCGCAATTCGATTTACGAACTCGAAGAGGATCCTGAGGCCTAATTACTCCATGACTATATGTTTCGCTGCTCGTCGCTCTCTGGCTAAGCGATTGCGTCGTTCACGATTATCAATCGCATATTGTTTATCGTACTCCTTGAGTTTTTCAGAGTGTTGCTGTCTATATTCGCTACTGTATTCTGTTCTTTTTTCTCTGTTTTCAATTTGGTAGTCTCGCCGCTTCTGCAATAGTTCATCACGATGCTGTACATAGTATTCTTTACATTTGTCTTTGTGTTGTTGTCTAGCCTCTGGACTAGTATCTGCCAGGGGGTTACGAGTGTTCAAACATAGAACATCGTTCTTATGTTCGCTGATAAACCATAGTTCTCTCTGCAATAGCTGCTGTTTTGTTTCACATGGAAAAAGCTCAACAAGAGTGATGGTTACGTTATCCCATCCAATCGCGTTGATGTGGTTATACGTATTGTTTGTTTGTGCATTTTTGGATGCGTATTTGTGACTCGACAATCTAGATGCTAATGTCCTGATTGTGGATCCAAAGTAGTACTTTCCATCCGAACACTGAAGTTTGTATATCTTTCCAGTCTCGTATCCCATTACATCCATAACTTCATTTGTTTTTAAATCACTCAAGAATCGTCCGCGCGGTGATGTGCATCGCGGCAAGTTCTTGGACCCAAAGTTTCATTGCGTACGGAATCGTCTTTTGCACAAAGTCCGTCTTGTTACCGCAGGATCCGCAGGAGTAGATGCCCTCTGCAGGATTGACAATGGCCAGAGTTCCACAGGTTTTGCAGATACCCGTCAAGAACGGGTCGGACACATCCATCAGACGCTCCTTGGTAAACACCGAGGCACCGTGTGAGATCATACAATCGCGCTCCATCTCTCCCACACGCAGACCACCATCGCGCGCACGGCCCTCGCAGGGCTGGCGAGTCAGGCTCACAATCGGCCCGCGAGCCCGCGAGTGCTGCTTGTCGATCACCATGTGCTTCAACCGCTGGTAGAAGGTCGGACCCATGAAGATCTCGGCCTGCATCATCTCACCGGTCTGGCCATTGTAGAGAATCTCGTTGCCGTACGGATGCATGCCCATCTCCACCATGTGAGCCCGCAACTCGTCCACCTTCATGTGGTCATACGGCGTTCCGTCACCCAGAGTTCCCTTGCGCACACAGATCTTGCCGAAGATGTTCTCCATCAACTGGGCAATGGTCATGCGAGACGGAACCGCGTGAGGGTTCATGATCAGGTCGGGACGGAGGCCCGCACCCGTGAAGGGCATGTCCTGCTCGTCTAACAGCATACCCACCGTTCCCTTCTGTCCGTGGCGCGACGAGAACTTGTCTCCAATCTGCGGAACGCGCTCGGACACCACGCGCACCTTCACGAACGGATACCCGTCCGAGTTCTTGTCCTGCCAGACGCCATCCACACGGCAGTCTTCGCCGTTCTTGTGTGTGGTGGATGCATCACGGAACGCGTAGCCCGCAGCATCGTGGCGCAGGTTCACGACCTTGCCAATCACCACGTCATTCTCCTTCAGCGTGGAGTTCAGGATGGGAATGCCCGTCTCGTGGATGGCCGCGTAACTCGTGGTCTTGAACTTGCGCGTCGCGTGCTTCTGCGGGCGCATGAACTTCTCCTCCCTGCCACTTGTGACATTGCGGTGCTCCTCGTCCTTGTACAGGGTGTAGTACAGGCCACGGAACAGGCCGCGATTCACGGCCGTGCGGTTCATAATGATCGAGTCCTCCTGATTGTAACCGCCGTAGCAGGCAATGGCCACCACTGCATTCATGCCGAAGGGCATCTCGTGCATCTTCAGGATATTCATCGATCGCGTCTCCACCAACGGACGGCTGATGGAGCACAGCACATACGCGTTCTTGTCCAGCCGCTTGGCAAAGTTGGTCGCGTAAACGCACATCGACTGCTTGCCCATGGCCGACTGGTAGGTGTTACGAGGCGACTGATTGTGGTCGGACAGCGGAATGGTTCCGGCCATGTGTCCCACCAGCATCGACGGGTGAATCTCGTGGTGAGAGTGCGACGTCACCTCCTTGCGAGTCAGAGCCACGCGCAAGGTCTCCGTCTCCGAGGCGTCGATGTACTCCATGCACGCCTTGACCCACGTGTTCCAGTCACCCCGCTCAGACTCGGGCGGTGGCTCCGCACCTGCGCGGAACACGGGGCGCACCACGCGACCACCATCCGTCTCGATGATGATTGTGTTCAGCAGAGTGTACCACGCGATCGACGTGTGCGGATGCAGCCGGAAGGAGTGCTTGGCCGCACGCAGAGCCTTGACCACCGTGTGCGGATCCTCCGTGTAGGCGGTCAGAACACCGTTCACTGTGATGGAGGTGCCAGGGTACACGACAGGCTCCTTGATCCACGTGATGCCAGACGTCTCCTGCAGGAAGTGGAGAACCGTGTGACTCGGAACGTGCTGTGTAACGGACGTCAGCAGTGACATGGTCTTCACGATACCCACCGAATGGCCCTCGGGGGTCTCGACGGGGCACATGAATCCCCACGAGGTGCCGTGCAGCTTGCGAGGTGCCAACAACTTGCCCGACTTTTCCACAGGCGTCTGGATGCGGCGCAGGTGGCTCAGCGTGGCAGCATACGACATCCGAGACAGCACCTGTGAAACGCCGACCTTGGTGGCGTTGGACAACGACGTGGACGAGGACGTCCCCAGACCCTGCACTGTGAAGTTGCCTGTTGCCAACGCCTGCTTCAACTTGCCCTCGATGGTGGACAACTTCAGGATCTTGTACAGGTTGTTGATGTTCAGAATCTCCATCGGCGCAGGGCGGCCGTCAGGACCCGCCTTCTTCCACGAGTCATTGTTCACCTCCTGCACGAACTCATTGCGCGTGTCATTGCAGACCTTCTGGAACAACTGACGGAACAGGTGCGTCAGCAGAGCACCCGTGGTGACCACGCGCTTGTTCGGGTAGGCATCGCGGTCATCCAGCGGAATGTGCCCGCCATATGTCAGCAGGAGCCTGCGAATCATGGACGCCGTCAGCAGGGCGCGCCGAGCGTTCAGGATATCGGGTGTGGTGGTCTCACCAGCGAAGCGCACGTGGGGCAGGTACTCGGTGGTGAGCAACTGGCGAACATATGCGCACTTGTCCTCCTGATTGGTGCCATACTGCAGATGGCCCGTCAGATACTGCACGGCATCTTGCTGCGTGAAGATCCCGAGCTCGGCGCAGTCACGGAATGATGCGCCCAGCATGTCCACGTGCGAGTCGTCCTCGTCACCCCAGATCATGCGGGCAATGTCGCGGTCGTTGGTCACGCCGATGGCACGGAAGTACACCACGATGGGAATGTCCTCGCGGAAGCGGGGGACACACGCCACCATCGGGTACCCGAAGCCGTTGAACTTGGAACTCAGACGAATCTCCAGCTTCTTGGGGGGCGTGGTGAAGGACTCATGGAGGGACTTCATCTCCACCGAGTAGAAGTACTTGGACGCTGTCTTCTTGTTCTGGAAGATCATGATGCGGTTGTCGGCCACCTTCTCTTGGCAGAGGATGGTGCGCTCCGAGCCGTGGACCACGAAATACCCCAGCGGATCGTGGGAGCACTCGCCAAGATCCGTCAGCGTCGCAGGGTAATCCTTCAGCAGGCACAAGCTCGATCCGAGCATGACCGGCAACTTGCCCAGGGAAATGCCCTCGAACACGCGGAACTCCTCATCGTAGGAGTCCAACAACGCCCCCTTGTAGGTGCGGGCCACGAACCGCACATCGGCGTGCATCTGGGCCGCGTAAGTAAAGTTGCGCACGCGAGCCTCCGACGGAAGCATCGGCTTGACGCGCCCTGTTGCCTCTTGGAGTCGAGGCTTCAGGTAGGTGACATTCTCGAATGACAAACGGAGTTCATACTTGTACTTTTTCAGTTTCTCATCTTGCTCGTGCCACACTGTGATGGGCGGCGTCGACTGAACGATCAGGGGAAGTTTGTTGCGAACGAAATCTTCGAAGGAGTCGATCTGATGGTCTACGAGGCGACGCACACCCTTCTCGAAATAGGTATTGACGGCTTGCCACTCCATACTGTGTGCCTTTCATTCGCTGTAAACGAAATCATTCGTTTTTAGTAAGCATGGACGCCGAGGTCAAACAGGTCTTTGTCAAGAACAGCAAGATGACCCCCGAGGTTGTCCCCAAGAAAATCACCAAGAGTCGTCGTGTGCTCCCCAAGGCCAAACCAGTCGCCCCTCGCAAGATAAGTGCCAGGGCCCACCGCACCTACCCTGTCGGAGTCATGAAGGGAACACGCCAGACTCGTAAGGCTAGACTCGAACCCACCAACAACCCGAGCAAGAGTCCGCCGTTCCGCCGCGGCACAGTGCGCGTCCTCACCCCTAAGGGACAGCGTGAACAGGAACAAAAGGCGGAAGACCAGGCGTCAAGTATGTCAGTGGATCAGATGCGGGCACAACTGGCCAAGTCAGGCCATGCTGTTAGTAGGAATGCGCCACCCACGTTGGTTCAGGAGATCCACAAGGCTGCGAACCTTGGGGGTTTCTTGAAGTGAGGATTTCCTTGTAAAGAGTAATGACGTCCGTATGGGGTCCGTTGGGGTGGATGACTCTCCACTCAATGGCCTCCTTGTATCCCGATGAACCGTCCGCGGCAGAGAAAACCCTGATGCGATCGTGGCTCGATTTGTTTACATTGACAATCACATGTCCATCGTGCCAAGGACATTTTGTAGAGACATTGGAGGCTTATCGGAATCGGTTTCCAGGCATGTTGGAGTCTCGTGCTGCATTTTTGATGTTTTCATTCCGTGCGCACAATTCCGTGAACCATCGCTTGCGCAAGCCGATCTATTCCACTGTGGATGCGTGTTTTGAGGTGTTGCGCAACAACGTCAAGACACGGACCGCAACACAGTATCGTCAGGCATACTATTTCCATATCACACGTCATTGGAAGATGTTGCAAGATGCGAGCGGTATGGCGGCTCTTCGTAAGATTGCTGACATGAACAAGATTGAGGCGACCTATGCAGCGGCTCGGTCGGATGATTTTACCGAGTTGATCCCCGAAGGCTTGACGATGCTCGGGCCGATCGAGTTGCCCCCCGAAGGCGTCCAGCCGAAATCGATGATGCCACCGGCGCCCCCGCCGTTTCAGAAAATGGGTATTCGGGGAGGACGACTTCGGCTACGGATGTGAGCGGGATAGTCGGATGCCATGGAATGGAAATATAGGGATCCGTCTCCCACGCGAACCGCTTCATCCAGGGATAGCGCGTGTCCTTTGACTCATCGTAGATCTCATCGGGGTATCGAACGCGGCGCCGCGCAGTCTTCAACGAGGCCTGGGGCAGGATACACTGCAACTGGTTCGTCACATGGAACGGAGGGGTTGGGTGCTCCCACTTGATCTCGTAGGGTGGAGGGGAGAAATCGGTGAGTGTCTGAATCAACGGAGCCTCTGCATACGGATAGACCCAACACCAATCCGGAACACGAGAGGTGGTGAAGTACTCCTCGGTCCATTTGAACGTCTTCCAAAACGCATCACATACAGGAGCCCAATTCACGACACCATCTAGCAGATGAGCACCCACCTGGGCTTCCAGGGCGCGCCCATCTTTGCTGCACATACCCGGCTTGCGTCGTTCGAGCAAGATCCTGGTTTCGTGCTTGGCTGCGTCGTCGATACCGTACTTCAAGGCACGCGCGTGGCCGTCCTCCCGAAGAGAGTAGAAAGCCAGTGTGGGCATGAAGTCATTGCCGAAACAGAGGATGCACGTTTGGACATAGGTATCCACATCCATTGGAAGAGCTCCCGCAAGGGCTCGGATGGAGAAGGCATCGTCGTCGCGCAGAAGGTAGAGATCGCCCAGCGAGCGTTGTGCAAGTGCGATGAGAACCAAGTCTGCATCCAGTCCGTAGACGGCGATACGCTTGCGGCAAGCGGGCTCAAGAGTTCGTAGCCAGAGAAAAACCTTATGTTCCCCTTCCCCATGCTCATCTGTCCCTGAGAAGGTGACGTGTGGGAAAGCCACTCGCAGTTGGCGGACCAACTCGATCATGTACGGAGTCTCGGGTGAGATTTGGTGACGGTCAAATGCACCCACCGTCTCGGGAATCTTGAAGCGGCGGTATCTCTGCTGAACAATCTTTGCGTAGGGAACCAGTCCATCAAACGCCACAAAGATCCGAGGACACGTGATTCGTTCCAGATACTCACGCAGTCCTCTCACAATACTTCCCACAGGGTCCATGTCATCAAGGACTGCGTGGATGAAGCAGTTGAAGTCAATGCCGAATGCATCGGCTTCGAAGGTTGTGTAGTGTTGTTGAATGGACTTATTCTTCCGCAAAAGGCTGGCCACGTAGTACGGGATGCCCATACCTTAGCAGCAGCACCAGCCTGAAACCTTCTTGATCTCGGCAAGCACAACCGGTGCCACGGCCTTCATCTCGGTCTGCGCGAACTCCTTGACAGCGGCAACCGCAGGGGCCTTACCTGCAGAGACCACCTCCACCGCGTGAAGGATGTGGGGCAGGACCTGGGTCGCAAAGAACGTTGCGGCGGTCTCATCATCCGACGTGCCCGAGCGCTTGGCAACAAGGGCAAGCACCTGCTGAACAGCCTTCAGGCGCTGCTCGCCTGTCAGGGCCGTCATAGTGGACACGTGGGCAAACACGGCAAGCGCTGTCGGCACAGGCTTCTTCCAGTCGACGACATTGTACATGCCCGCAATCTCCTCAACTGTCTTCGCGACAACAGGATCCACCTCGGGGACGACAGGGGCAGGCGCCGGAACAGGCTCAGGGACAGTTGCAGTCTCGGTGCTCATTTTGATTCTTCTTGAGATTTGATCTCTAAACTCTTCCGCGCAGGTACAAGTGTAGGTGGCTGGATACGCACAGGTTCAATCATTCCAACCGACGAGGACAAACGTGTCAAGGCAACCTGACGGTGACGGGACTGCTTTGTCTTGCGACGGCGGGTCTTACGTTGCGTCTTGGCCATTGTTCCTAAAAACGGATTTTAAGGTGGCTCAACAATAAGGTTCTGTGCCGAAATGTCTTGCCCTCTCTGCTCTACTCACCTTGTCATCCATACCAAGATGGCCTGCAACGCCTGTGAACGCCATGTCTGCCCCCGCTGTTTCTGGGGAACCCGCTACTATTGTCCGATGCGTACGGTCCAACCGAAGCCCGACGAGTGCAACCGCTACTGCGCGGGTGCCAAGGGATGCACCTTCCACTCCAGGCCGCGCGTCGAGGATATCCTCATCTGCGGTCGGAACTGCAACTGCCGCAAGAAGCGCCAGATCACCACCACAGAGTTCTTCCCAGCACCCAAGGAGGAGCGGTCCGAGTCCCCTCTGCGGTTGGCGTGCGTGTGCTGCGCTGCCTTTGACATCCCCTACGCCGAGAATGAAGACGTCTACAAGCAGTGGGGATTCGTGTGTTCCGATTGCGCAGATGGGATTCTCGGCCGTTAATAAATGTGGGAACTCATCCTCTTGGTTCTCATTGCCATCACACTCGGAGCGATGGTCTTCTTGCCGACCATCAACACGATGGGATCTGCCCAGGAGCCCAAGTGTTCTTCATGTCCTAAGAAGGCTGCACGGGACCCCATGGGGTCCCAGTAATTTTCAATTGGGTGTATAAATGGTTGTCGAAGCAGGGTATCTTCCGAGCATGGCAACACGCGCTGCGGGAAAGAGTGAAATGTACGGAGGTGGTCGTCGGCGTGGACGCATTGGGACTCTTCGCAAGGGAGCCCTGATGGGATACCATGCTAAGGATACACAGCGGACGCGTCGGGCGACCCTGCAGAAGGTGGTTCGCACCGTGGGGGCGCTCTCGGCGTTCCGCAAGTTGAATGCTGTGGCTGTCTATTCCAAGAAGCGTGCCCCTGGAACGGCAAAGACATTCAAGCGCGATCGTAACTGGATTCGCAAGACCTTTCTCTCGCGTAAGAGCAAATGAAGCGCCAGTATCTACTGATCGCTGCATTGGCATTGGTGGTGGTGGCTGCCTACTACAGCCGTGAGCAGTTTGGTTCAACTGACATCACCATGGGTCTCAACCCGGTGCCGACGGGTGCTCAGCGTGAGCGGACACTCTGCGGCGATCAGACGCGCGCCGAGCCGGGTCAGTGCTCTCTGGATTCTATGAATGGTCCCAATCAGGTGGTGCCCGTCTAAGCAAGAAGAGCAGGCGCCCGAGGGATCGGCGCCTGACGTGTCACCACTCGAGACTTGATCGTCCTTGCCTCAAAGTACTCCTCCAACGTAGTCTTCACAATCAGAGGGTCAAAGTCCTTGCAGGAGAACACGTCCAGATACATGGAGTTGTTCTCTTCCACAAAGTGCGCGCAGATGTTCGAAGTCTCGATCAACTGCACCATCGTGTACCCCTTCTTGTTACCCGATCCGAACATGACCACCTGCGCAGGTCCGTAGGGCACCATGTCGATACGCTTCACGAGGGCTGCGGTAAAGTGGTGAATCACCGTGGGGTCGCGAATCGTGTGAGCCGCGCAGCCACCCGCATCAATCATCATGTGCTTTCCCCAGGTGCGAAGTGCTGTGGTTGCCATATGCATTCTACTCTTGTCTACGCTGTAAATAATGAAGAACGCGGGACTGAACTCCCTACCCAATGTCGATGGACATGTGGTTGCGCTGACGATCAATCTTGTTGTCACCGGACTCCTTTATGCCGCGCTTGGATTCCTGGTCTCCTATGGAATCGGTCAGTTCTTCCCCGATTACACGGAGGAGTGGAAGAAGGAACCTGCGTGGTTACACTGGGCAGATGTGATCGCCGAGGTGTCCCTCTTAGTGATCGCAGCCTTCTGGGTAACCTACTTGATTCGCTTTGTGATTCCTGTCATTCCGCTCAAGCCTGCGTTGGAGCACTACATTGAGCAGTATGGTGGCAATTTCATGTTCCTATTTGCTATCTTCATCTTCTTTGATGACCTTGGCAAGAAGTTCATCTTCCTATTACAGGGCGAGCCTAAGCCCTCGGCTTGAAGGTCTTGTAGACATCCTTGGCAGCCTTGTACAATCCAATAATCGGGTCGCGTCCACCGCCCATCATCGGCATCGATGACGGCCTGGAGACAAAGAACGCATAGTACGGGTAGTAGATCGGGGCAAAGAGGAACGCCACGAACGCGTACAGACCCGAGCCTGTCTGGTCATAGGAGATCTTTGCCGCACCAAAGTAGTACGCCGCAAGCCAGACAAAAAACAGGATGAGATAGAATGTCATGTAGGTCCCCGAGAGCCACTCAGGAAGTGCCGCCGTGGCACTTGCCGAGCCTACGGGCGTGGACACGGTGGTTGTCGTGGGGACCTTCTTCTCGGCTGGAGGAGCAGGAGCGGCTGAGGCACTCATTTATACAGGGTCGCGTGAAAATTGTCGCAGCTAGGAATAAAACAATGAAGTTCCTTAAGTTCCTGTTTACCGTTGTGCTGTTCTATGCGTTGATCCCGGGTGTCCTCGTCCGCCTCCCGCCGGGTGGCTCGACCATGACGGTGAACCTGACGCACGCGGTTGTCTTTGCGCTTGTCTGCTGCCTCAAGCCGCTCAAGTTCCTCGGCCTTGGTGGTAAGTAAACAACCCTGAAACACCCATCTAACGACCCAACCGCAGTTAACAAACTGCATCCATGGTCGCTAAAAACGGATTCGTAGGTTGGAGGGTATGAGACCTTACCGCCTCCAGTCAATATGTCTTCTTCCAACAACTCCATCAACATGGCCTCTGCACGCTACCCCATCAACGACTCCATGAGCCCCGACGAGCGCTACAAGCAGCAGGAGCGCCGCGAGGACTACATCTTCGCACTGGCCGAGTGCAAGGCAAACCCTGCCTACCAGGTTCGTCTTCCGAGTGGAGACATGTGGCCGTGTCACTGCGAGCCTCTCATGGAGGATGACACGAAAGGATGGCAGGTTGTCAAGCGCAAGATCCACGTCAAGAAGACATTCACGGATGAGGAGTTGGATGCCGAGGAGAACACCGATCAGTGGGATGACATTGTTCACCAGGGTCGCGTGACGTACACGGGTGCGACAGCGTACGAGCACAATGGCTCTCTGTTCGACCTGGGCTCCCGCTTCTGAGTCCAAGAATCGTCAAAAACGGATTCATTCACCCCAAACTTATTTTACATTGGGCGGCTACTACAACATCATCATCATCATCATCTACAATGTCTTCCCACATCTTCTTCTGCAACGAGACCGACTGCTCCAACATGACGACCTACTACGGTGCTACGTGCTACGAGTGCTGCGCGGCCATGCTGGGGTCTGAGGGATGCCCGGGCTGCGGGTATGTTGGCGCCACGCTGGTGGGCCAGAACGGCTACTGCGGTGGCTGCTGGGAGCAGCGCTACGGATGCTCCTCGGTGTCTGATGCGTACGATGAGTACGAGGGCGTCTCCTGCCGCTGCCGCGCGACGGGTCCGATGTGCGACCACTGCCAGGACATGCTGGACGCGGACATGCCGCCCGTGGTCCACTGGTGCGGAAAGCAGGAGTGCGCGCAGTGTCAGTCCGAGTACTACGAGCAGTGCGGTGGCTGCGGCGTGAACTGCGACCTCTGGAACGACCGCTACTGCAGGTCGTGCTACGAGGACCGCTACGAGCCGAAGGTTCCCGCGCTGCCTCCGTCTCCGGAGCCGGACTACCGCGAGCCCGCGGATGTGCGCGACGAGATCGAGGAGATTACGGCCAAGCTCCGTAACACTGCGATGACGCCTGGACAGCAGGCCGACTGGAAGTGGCTGCTGGGCAACCGCCAGGAGGAGCTGGCGCGGATGGAGGCCGACATGTGGGAGGGCTACGACGCGGATGACCTGCGCAAGATGGACCAGAACATGCGCATCCTCTGAATCCCCTAAAAACGGATTCCACACAACAAAACAATTTTTACATTACGCGGACAAAATGAACACTCCTACCTTCTCCCTTCTCGGCTTTGACAACGAGACCTCCATCATGCTTCAAGATATGCACCAGGCATGTACCCAGGCGAAGGCGTGGGATTGGATCAAGACCTTCAACGAGGAGAGCTTCATGGACTCCGAGCACCCTATGATCAATGAAATCAGCAAACACATGAAGTACGACCACACACGAGCAACATTCGGAGTGTGTATGCGCCACATGGAATCGTTCGCAAAGCATGGCGCAGAGGCCTATGCGTGGAAGTATGCAAAGAACGAGGAACTCCGAACCACATTCCTCAGGGAGGTGACGGACTGCGAGTGCAAGCGTGTGGGTCGCGCAGTGGCTGCCGGGCGTAGCTTCACAGGAGGACCACACAACTGGGAGAATACCCCCTGCTCGTGCAAGACAGCAGTGTAAGTGGTCAAAAACGGATTAGCGAGTCTACAACAAATCAATTTTGCATTGAGATGGAGACCTGTTCCAAGTGTTATGCCTATGTGCACGACACCCTCCTGCGACCCCCTCCGTTCTGCGACACCTTTCTCTACGCACCCTTCATCAATACCAAGCGAGGCCTCCGCGATGTACACTCCTTCATACCCGACTTTATCCGCGCCACCAACGACAGGCAGGAGATCCCAAACATCGCAGACCGTTTCGTGGAGGCAGGCGGAATACGGAGACCCAAATGTGTGAATACCAAGTACGCTCTCTCGGTCGCGCAGATATGGATCAATGTCAAGCTGAAGGAGATTGGTGACCTTGACCAGATGCACTTCTTCCACTCAGGTGGATTTGCGCCCGAACTCCCTGAGCCACCGCAGTCCGCTCCACTTCTGGTGCCCATCCCTCTGCGAATCCGCATTCCCAAGCGCCGCAATAGCATCACATGAAAACGGAAAACAGGGTGAAAAGGTAAGCAAACGCACCACCATGGAGGACTGCCCAATCTGCTATGAATCGGTCAATGCGTCCACAGGCCACTGCACACTCTCTTGCTCTCACTCCTTCCACATCTCCTGCCTCACTCGGTGGTCTGCCACAAATGCCTCTTGTCCCATGTGCCGCAACGCCATGGGAACCACTGAGGCACCCGCGTCCGCCGCGTCCGCCGCATCCGCCGTCACGGTTAACACGACCTATCGTATCAACCATTTCCGCGACTTGATTGACCATCTCCATCGCCCCATCATTGACGAATCAATGCCGTGGCTATTTCCCGATGGGCGTGTTGTGCCCAATCCCCAGGTCAATATCCGTAGCGACTTCGGAGAGGAGTTGCTCGTGGAGGAGCGCGACATTACGCTGGTTATGTCCCAGGCAGAGGTTACCCGCGGTGAGGCTGTGCGTGCCCTGCGCCGCTACGAGGGGGATGTCGTGAATGCGATGCTCATGCTCACGGCACCTCCCTTGCCACCGATGGTTCCGCGTCGTCGTCGCATCCGAATCCGCGACCCCATGACGGAGCCATCTGAGGACCAGGTGGCCGCGTGGTCTCTTCAGCGCCTGTTCGGAGACGCTGCTCCGTACTCCAACACCCACTCCGACCTGCTGGGTCGGATGAACTACACCCTGCGCCGTAACCCTCACTGGGCCCACGAAGAGCACAATGATATTGATGATCACCCAGGATACGAATCTGCGTAGACTACAATGTACGAAGACGTAGAGCGTCAACAGCTCAAGTTCTCGATCCAAACGTTAGCGTTTGCGATTGATGCCATGATTGACTCAGGCAAGACCCATCTTTTCTATTCGAACATTGTAGAGGGCGATGATCTCTATGGACCTGGTGTTCTCCGAAAGCATGTTCTTGACGTGGTGATCGCACTCCAGGAGGTGTATCGTGGTCAGTGCGCTGTCAGTCGGACGCCCGGAGGAATTGTCGCACATAAGATATAAATGGACCTCAACGTGATCATCCCTATGATTCTCTTCGTCGTCCTGACTCCGGGTGTGCTCCTGGCCCTGCCGCCGGGCTCGTCGCTGATCGTCCAGTCCGTCACCCACGCGCTCGTGTTCGGCGCGGTGTACTACGGTCTGCGCATCACCTTCCCGCAGTACTACTGATGGGAACGTTTGTTCCCATCAAGCATCCAGATCAACCCTGTGCCAACACATGTTGAACAGCGGGATGTCCCTGACGACGTCCAATCTCACTCCACGCAATGAACTCTTGAAACGCCCGCTCATTGCTTGACAATGGAAACGACGGGTAACAACACCGCAACGCCTGAAATGCCTCCGCCTCTGCGTGTGCATTTTGCTGGCGTAGGAATCCTGTGATCTGATCCAACTTGGCCTTGCGCTCTGGAATGGTCAACTTGTTGAAGGACTCTGCGAACTGCTCCATGGCGTTTTCATGTGGTCCGCCCGTAAACGGCAATGCCCTCGGCCGAGGAACTACGGGCCTATGCCGACAAGGATGCGATGTCGGATGACTTTGTCCGTCAGGCGAACTTGGCGATTGACTACGCAGCCCGTATGGGATACACCAGTGAACTCATTGTCATCCCCGTGACCTTCTCTCTCAAGGATGCACGGGCTCTTCTCGAGAAGGAGTATCCTAACTGTCGCATCACAAAGAGGTTGTTTTCAAAGTGCTTTAAAGTAAGTTGGAAGGAACGTCAATGGGGGCGTGTTTGGACAAGCCCGCACTGACGATTGGAATCAAGACAATCAAGCAGAGTCGATTGAAGACGATCAAGACATATCAAGATGCCCTGAAGGCGACTGGACGCGAGTGCCATTCGAGCGCATCGATCATGACTGTCAAGGATGACATTGTGTCCTTTGTGACTGCAAGCGCGCCCTTTCAGATTGTAGACGAGATGGTGTTCAAGGGGTCACACATTCCGATCAGGAAGTTGTATGGGAGACGGTCTTAATGACCTTGTCGCGCGCATCGTAAATGTCCAACAGGGGCTGGAACTCAATCTCTGTCAGAATCAGAAATCCACCGACTGAGATGATGATGCCATCTTCCCAGTTGATACCCTTCGGACGGAAGAGCCAAAAGTAGATTCCGAGGAACAATCCCAGCGATGTCTTGAACACAGCGTCCACGACCGCAAAGACAGGGCTCTTGGCTACTTCGAATCCAAGGCTCAACATAACAACCTGAGCCAAGACGACAATCTTCAGGAAGAAGAAGTAGATCTGGTACCACTGCATTGTACTACCTATAGAAAACGGATTTTGCTGCCCAAGGCCAAAGAGTCTTGGTCACCATGGAGCAACTCTACATCCTTCGTCTCACCTGTAACAAGTGGTTCATCGGCAAGTCCAAGGATGTCAACCACACCTACGCCTACTACGAATGTGGATTCGGACCGCAGTGGATCCGCACCTACAACCCCATCGAAATCGCTGAAGTGCGACCCATCAAGGACGAATACGATGTCCGCGACACCACGCTGAAGTGGATGAAACTGTACGGACTGGAGAATGTCCGCAACGTCGGCTGCGATGGACTGAAACTAGACGACGACGAGGAGATGGCCGTCCGCTTCATGATGCACGCGCCTCCCGACGCATGCGTCAACTGCCACGCGACAGGGCATAGCCACGAAGGGTGCACGCAGCCCAAGAACACCAGCTGGGCTTGCCAGTGGTGTGTGTCGGACTACCCGAACCGCCACGCGTGTGAGCAGCATGAGAAGGGATGCCGGCCTCCGCCGAAGGAACTGCCTCCGCCCGCGAACTGGTGCAGCCGATGCGGACGGCTAGAGCACACGGCAGCGCGGTGCTACGAGGTCAAGCACACCGAGGGATGGTGGATCCGGTGACGCCGCTGAAAAACGGATAGCCATATATCAAACCAAAACACTTTTACCATGGAGCCTATTTCTCGTGCCACTCTTCAGCGTGCAGCATCCGCCGCCCTTGTCGAGAAGGAGCGTCTCATCAAGCGTGACTACGAACTGAAGGGTCAACTCGCCGCAGAAGACTTCCACAAAGAGATTCGTCGTGTCGCAGGCTTGGGGAAGTTCCAGTATGCCACCTCCAAGCCCGTGCCAATGGGTCCTATCTTCGACAGCATGTATCGGCACATCAAGACTTGGTTCTTCGACTGCGATATTCGCACGAACTCTGGGTACGAGAGCAATTCGCTCATGACGATTTGGGTTGGGTGGGAGGAGAAACGGGATCGGGTGGAGGATGAGCGGCTTCTGGAACGCCGCCTGGAGAAGGAGACGTCGTGGTAAATGACTTCATAGCCTTCTTACACAGGAGCCAAAACCAGTAACCATTCAGGAGTACCCAAGGAATGAAGAATGGGAGATGTTCAGGTGTGAGGGTGGCATATCCCCAGTAGTTAAAGAACACCATGCGAACCAGAGTCCAGACTACAAAGGTGACAGCCTGAATGCTTTTATGTATGTCGTCCATCGGATACTTCAAGACATTGAACATCCAGGACAAGGAGAGCAATGGGTTTGTAGACTCGAGAATGTATGTGGCGGTCGAGGTGAGAGCCATGTGTTCAGGTCCAAGAACAGCCGATACGGTTGCATAGGACACCAAGAGCGTAAGGTGGTGGAGGTAATAGTCAATCCTTGAACTGTAGGTGAGCATATGTCCGACATCGTAGACAGTGTATGCAATAAACTCAGCCATTCGATCGGCGGGATTGGGCGAGAAGAGTCCTATGAAGAGCCAATACATCGTGAAGAGTATCCCATTCAACCTCCCCGTGAACTCCTGTTTCGTCTCCTCTGTCAGCGCGTCGTACTCGGGAATGCCGCTAAACAAAAAGTACAGCACCACAGCATTTGCGGCCAGCAGGAGTGGAATCCACCACATTGTGGTAGCACGAGAACCTCGTGGGCTGCCTGGAACGAGGAAAATGGATTCATTTGGCTCTAGGTCATGGAGTGTGTGCGTCTGCCAAAATGTCTTCCTCTATCAACCCCGTCACGCTCGACCAGACCAAGAGTCTCTTCTCTACACTTCACCCCGTCATCGACAAATATGGCCCGCTTCTCTTCCTTGGCCGCGACATTCTCAAGAAGGAGCACGGCAACCGCCCCGGTGGCATGGGCACCGGATCCACGGAGGAGGATATGTGGACAACTGGATTCAGCAAGTTTGACTTGCTCTGCGACCGCATGGTTGTGCAAGCAGATTGCGGAATCAAGTGCCCTGAACCGACCCCGTTGTCGATCAAGTGCACAAAGACCGCCATCGCAGTCAATTGGGGAAAGAACAAGGAAAAGATTGCCTTCCAGTTTGTTGCTCCAATCATGATTATCTGGCACAAGCCCAGGCCTAGGCATCCATGTGAGTCTGGAATCTACATTGTGGATCCTGAGTGGTGTCAGGCGAACATCGTACTGTCGTCCAACAACAAGACCGATTATATGGTCTCGGAGTCGCAGGTTGTGAAGATGATGCAGCATGCGGCGACCGAGGGCATGTTCGCTCCGATCAATGCACTGGAGGACAAGAACGAGTACTTCATCTTCCGCAACGGAACACAGGGTCACGCTTGGCCCCGGCTGCTGTCCGATCTCAAACCCGAGAGCACGTGAGCCGCTACGCGCTTCACAATCTCTACATTGACACTGTTACCAAACTGCTTATAACTTATACTTTTCTTATCAGGCAGTTGGAAGGTATCGGGGAAACTCTGGAGACGGGCCACCTCGCGAGGAGACATGCGACGACGCAGTGATCCGATAATCGGAATCTGCGCCATTGCAACCAATGTGGGTGCGTACGTGGGGCGCTTTGTGCGCACACCGGACGGCCGGAATACGAAGATCATTGTCCAGACAGAATCCTCGGGCTTGAATGCACCCGCTTGCCACTCGAACTTCCGCTTGTTTCCGACGAACCCCGGACGTGCCCGCGCACGGGCCAACCACGGTTCCAGAAAGGTCTGATGGGCGTGGTAGAACGCCTGGTTCTGTTCAATGAACTTCCGCTTCCATCCAGGGAGACCGTCCAGACTGTCCGTAGAGTCCCAGACATCCGACCAGATCGGAAATGTGGGCAGTTTGACGTTTGCAGTCTTGAAGTGCTGGACCATCTCGTCCCATGCGTTGAGCATCTCCACATCTGCATCAGATAATCCAAGTGTAGTGTCGGTACACGCAGTCTCCAAGATGGAATGCAGAGAACACTCTGTCTTATCGGGCTTCTCAAAGGGTGACACTGGCGGCAGATCGTTCCGCACCCCCATAATGTACACGCGCTCACGGTGCTGGGGGATGCCATACTGATGTGGGCTCAAGACCATGGGTGTGTCGGGCGTGGTGTACCCCGCATCGCGGAGATGCTGCCGGATGACGCGCCAGGTGGTGCCTTGGTCGTGACTGGTCAGATTCTTGACATTCTCTAGGAGGAAGTACTTGGGCATCTTGTCCCGCAGAATACGCACAATGTCCATGAACAACGTTCCGCGAATGTCTTCGAATCCTTCCTGTCGCCCCGCATGCGAGAAGGCCTGGCATGGGAATCCAGCACACAAGACATCAAAGTCGGGAATGTCCGATGTCTTCAGGGTTGTGATGTCGTCGTGGGGGCGAAGACTGTAGTTGAGTTCGTAGACCTCGCGACAGGCCTTATCAATGTCACATGCCAGAACACACGTTCCCCCAAGTGACGTCAGGGCAGTGTGGAATCCACCCACGCCCGAGAACAGATCAATGAACGTGAAGGGAGCCAGATGCGTGGGCTCCTGTGCCACCGCCTTGCAGGGCGTCTTGCGCGCCTGGTGACGCGTCAGCGACTGATTGGTTGCAAACTCCGTCTGGCACCTCGAACACGTGACCCTAACCATTATGTATCTGTAGACACTAGTGTCTAAGCGATCCATTTTGCTTAGATCAAAAACGGATTCCGTCACCCCGGACCAGACCCTGCTGTGGTCACCATGGCATCCTTCTACATTGTCCTTGAAGTCACCGACAGCGGTCACACGCTCTACCCTACACCCTATACATCTCTCGCCCACGCACTAGCTGCAATCAAGTCCAGGTGGATTGCATTCTTGGAGGAGGACGCAGCCGTGAACAATACCAGCGCCGAACTGCTGTGGCACGAGGCCGTCGTGGACGCAACAACACAGAACAGCGTCGTATCGCTGTACATTGAGAAGGGCAACAACTTTGAGGTCCACCAGATGACGCTGCCGTAGCGGAAAACGGATTCCTGCAGCCTTACTTACTTACTTTTCCAGTCAAGATGGCCTGCTCTTCTTGTAAAACAGCGGGGCACAACTGGCCCACCTGCCCCAATCTAACCCAACCTCTCCGACGCAAAACCATACGTGTGTGGGTTCCCGCACCTGTATGGGAGTGCAAATGTGGTGTTATCTTCCAGCACCATCGTCTCGCAGTGTTTCTGCGACACCAACGCCAATGTCCTGCCGTCAAGCACTGAAAACGGAATCCTGCGGCCTTATTTACTTTTCCAATCAAGATGCCAGTATTTGAAGACTCTCTGCGTGCACTGCTCGGTCATATCGTGGACATCTCCGTCGACTTCATGGAGTCTATACCCATTCCCCCAGACACACCTCCGATCGCTCCTCCCCAGCGTCTGACGCTCGAACTCGTCCACGCAATTGGACGGAATGCTGGACTCAGTATGGATCACTTCGTAGGGAAGATCCATACATGGGAAGCGAAGAACTTCCTAACATTCAAGGAGCGCACTAATCACAAGGGTAAGTCGATTTACACTATCAACCTTGGTACACTTAGACCAACGCAGACATCGCCAATCCAGCAGCAGTTGAGTGCAGAATTAGAGGTGGCACTTTCGCGCGTCACACTTTAACCCTTCAACCCTCTCTCCTTCAGCTCACGCTTCTGGGCGCGCAGTTCGGCATTCAGTGCACGGCGCGTGTGGTTCCTGAGCACCTTGAACAGATGATGGTGCTCGCGGAGATACACATTCTTTTTCATGCAGATGGTGTTGGTGGGCTTAGACCGCCTACGAGTTTTGCTAGGCATTACTCATCCCTGAGATTACTTGAGAGCCCGCACGGACAAGATGTACAGGAACGCGGCGTTCAGGAAGGTCAGGGTCAGCGTGGGGGCTGACGCAAGGAATACCGCAAAGCCACGGCGGGGGGACAAGGCGATGCCGTACAACTCAAGGGTCAGAACGATGGCGGTGGTCAGACCGACGATCCAGAACATGATGTAGAAATAGTCGACAATCACTTCGTTCGACACGCCCTTGGTGGCATCAGTTTCCGGCATTTATATACTCCTAAGAAGAACAATGGGGTTCTCACTTGTTCCCGTTGCGTTTGGCGTAGGCATGGCCGTGATTGATCTGATAATGATGGGAACAGTGAAACAAGTGGGAACGGGTGCGTGGCCGGTCCGCACGGGTCTGCCGTTTGCCACGGTGGTCTACGCACTGGAACCCTTTCTTTTCCTTCAGGCTATGAAGACTACCGGCGAAGGCCTGGCAGTCGTCAATCTGGTCTGGAATCTATCGAGTGACGTCTTGGTCACCTTGATGGGAGTTCTGTGGTTCGGTGAGAAAATCCACGGGGCTCGCTGGGTCGCTGTGGGTATGAGCTTGGTGGCATTGGGACTCTTTGCAGTCACATCGTCGGACTAAACACGGCGGCGGCTGCGACGCTTCCTTGGTGTCTTGTGGCGCCGGCGTCCACCTTGTGGAGGAGGCATCTGCTGGTCGTTGACTGCACCAATCACGCTCGATGCGGCATGTCCTGCGGTTCCAATCACCAACGCCTGTCCGATGGCCTCAGGAGGCGCGCGGGAGATTTGGTAGATTCCCGCACCTGCAAGAACGATCAATGTCGCACAAATCATTCCAAGGGCAAGCATGCCCTGTCCGGGCGAGAGAGTAACGTCGGGCATATTATTACTAGTCTACGTTTTGTTCGTCGTTAATTGTTCCCTGTAGTAGACAATGAAGACCGCTGTCATTATCACCGGACAAGAGCGGGGATTGCGGCGTACAATCAATCTTCTTAAGCGAAATCTCCTTGAACCCAACGATGCTGTGATGTTTTTGGCATGTGAATCGGGGGATCCTGGACTCACTGCATCGTATTTCCAAGGCGCTCATTACGGCGGTTCGCACATTCTCTCATCTCTCCGGGACACCGAGTTCAATGCATTCATGGGCTTTCTTGATGCATCTGGTCGATCAGCACTCACATCCGAGGTGTTTAGCCGATCTGGCGAAGGCTGGACAATGGACTACCTCCATCGCAGCGGCACAGTGATCCAGTATTATCAGGTATGGAAGGCATGGCAGATGATTCTGGACTACGAGCGGGCGAACAACATGCGCTTCGATATAGTGGTCCGATGTCGCCCCGATTCTCTGTTGACAGAGCGAGTGGTTCTGTCCCTTCCTTACTTTGGAAGTGATCGCATCCGCACTCGCCAGTTAAGTACATCGGATGTCACCCTGAAGTCAACCAATGTTGTAACGTTTGGACACGAACAATTCTGGGTTGCGCGCCGCGATGTCTTTGCTCTCCTGGGTCCGATGGTGTTTACCTACGGAACGTGGGATTCGGGCGAACCGTTTGCATTCAACTCTGAGTCCTTCTTTGACGAATTCTGCAAGATTAATCATATCTCCCATGATCGGTTCCTTGAAGTGGGTACCATGTTCAATGACTCTCACCCAGGTGACGAGGAGGTGACAACGGATCCGATGGTCTTCTCACTGCTTCGTTGAGCGACGACGAGTTTTCCCGAGCCGACGTCTGCTTGTACGTCGGCGACCTCCTTTAGATATCGTTCTTTCAAACTCAAGTTCCTCTCCCTCTTTGAAGCCACTTTTTAGGTAGAATTGTGCCGCAGCCCGAACAGAGTTAACTTTCACTTTGGTCCTTCCTAGTTCCCGACCATAGTCGTCTACGAGTTTAAGTAGGATTGTTCCATACCCTGTACGAGGAACGGTACACAGGTAATACAACTCAATGGCTTCAGGTTCCTTAGCAACTACAAATGCGAACCCTACTACTTTTCGTTCCTCCTCCAATACGATAAGGCAAAATTCTTCGTATATGTTCCCAATATTGTGGAACATTTCATATAGGTCGTCTCCATATAAAACTCCGTCACCACATAGTGCGTTCATTTCAGCAGCATGTGGTTTGAGATAGCCGTTAACCTCTTGTTGACCCTTGAATACAAGTGTCTTTACCATTACTTACGAGTGCGACGAGTTTTCCGCGCGCGGCCCTTGTGCTTACGGGTCTTGCGGCGGCCTCCCCGCGTTCCCCGCAGTGCCCGTACTGCCTTAAGACCAGTTCCAGCCGCAGGAGGAGCTGGCGCAGGAGGAGCTGGCGCAGGAGGAGCTGGCGCAGGAGGAGGTGCCACCTCTTCGAACCCATAGTTGTCATTGCCAAAATATCCTTCAACTAGGCGGCCTCTCTTGTCCTTCTCGTCTTTCTCAATAACAGCTTCACCCGCTTCATCCGTTTCATCCGCTTCAATCCTTGTGAACGTTCCAGTCCACTCGATTGCACCGGTCGTCAACCCATGCATCTTCCTAAATGAATCCCTGAATTCGTTCGGGAGAAAGAACACATTGTACCTCTTACCCACCACCAAGTCCTTAACTTTAAGTTGAGTTGGCATTATTACACACTCCGAATAAACTCCCATCTAAGGTACGAACATATCTTCTCCCAGATGTGGTCGTGCGCAATCAGGCGGTCCCGCGACTTGAGCAACGGAAAGTAGACCTTGTACTCGTCCAAGTCCAGCAGTTCGAAGAACTTGTACAGAATGTAGGAGTAGGACAAAAAGTTCGTGCGGTCGTTGGGGCAGTACAGCAGGAAGGGCGCCTGAATCTCTTGGAACATGGCGCGTATCTTCTCCTCAATCTCCGGCGTGATGGTGGGCGGTGGATTGCCGTTCAACCGACTCAAGATGTGGGCCGCGTGCTCGTAATACTTGGACCGCCCCAACTTCTTCAGAATCTCGCGAATCTCCTTCTCCGTCAGATCGGCAATATTGTCGATGCGACGCTTACGGATCTCCAGCACCACCTCGTTCATCACCTCTTCGGGAATCATGGTGGATTCCTTGGCCTGAAACTGGTTCAGAATCTCGTTGAGGTGGTTGATCTTCTTGTACGCGTAATTGTTCCGCTCCTTCGGCGGGTCACGGAACGACTGGAAATCTGACACAACCAGCGAGTATTCCTCAGACCCGCACTTGGGGCACACCAGAATACCCTCGGAACTGATTTCCTCACGCGCCACATTACACTGCGCACAGTGTTCTGTCTGCTGCTGCGTGGCTTCGGGAACCGCACCCAACTTCATACGAGCCACATACTCATCGAACATTTGCTTGCGCGTGATGCCCGTATCCGTGGACGCAGCCGTGGCAAAGTACTTCAGGAAGGTGTTGGCATCCTTGGGCGCAACTGTCGTGGCCGAGGTGCCCCCCGATTCGCGATTGTAGTAGCCCATGAGGATATCCATGTTCTTCAAGTAATACTCCTGCACGGGATCCGACTGCACGGCCTCCTGCTCCAGTTCCTTCACGCGCGCCTCCCACTGCGAGCACTGAATCACATCTCCAATCTCGTTCGATCCGCGGACTGCCTGCACTCGTTCCTTCAATTGCGTCAACTCCGCCTCTGCATCCGCCTTGGACTGTGTCTCCCTCAATCCCTGGACAATATCCTGGTGAACCGAATCGAGCGTCCCGATGGACGCCGATCCCGTTTCCCGTATCCGCCTCACCTTGAATACATCCATACTGAACTTGTGGTTGTCTATGTAGATGGGTTCTTCAACGCCTCTGTGACTTCCTTCATAAATGCAGGGTTTGAGCAAATCTGAGGCCTTTGCTTGCGAACCGCCGACAACAACACGGGAAAGTCCAGTCCGAAGTTCTTACACATGTAGTACAGCAGCAGAAACGCCGAACGGTTGATACCCGCTTGGCAGTGGACTAACACAATTGCATTGGGTGCGCGGAGAAAGGTCCGCAGTGCGGCTTCGAATTGGGGGTACCAATCCAGAATCTTGACCTGTGTGGAGTCGTAGGCGTCTAACTGGGCGTAACGGCTAGGATACGCGCGTCGGAACCAGCCAGGCGAATCCTCAGAGAAGGCGCAATTGATGACGTGTGTCACCCGATGCGTATTCACGAAAAACGGGGTCAGTGACGCCCCCGCACCCAAGCAAATGTTGGGATACACCCACGCAGGAGTGTCCATTCCTTATGTTTGGCTGTGTGTCTTAAATCCCCAAACTACCGAGAAACACGGAGAGCAGGTGGGCAATCACCACAGCCGCCGCGCCCAGAACGCCCGCGCCCTGCCACGACACCACGCCTCCGCTGGTGTACATGGACGGAAGGTACTGCAGAAGCATGTTGCGAGGTGTCGACAAGGAGATGATCGCAGCGGCGACAAAGAAGCAGAAGTACAGGCGCAAGTTACGGAACATGAATCCCATCTGGGGCAGCGTCGGCTTGAACGACGGAATCATCGAGCCCTGCGTGGTCTGCTCCGTCGACGGCATCGGAATCAGAGGCGGGGCCGACTGGTTGCCCTGCGGAGAGGGGAGCAAGGCATCCAAAGAGGTGGAGTCACTGTCCATTGTTTATACTCAAGGCATCTTTTCGCATGTCGCATCTTCCACGCGATAGCGATAGCACTTTCCATTCACCCGATTCGTCTTTGTTCGGATGTCCTCTAGCGGCAACGCCAAGGTGTGCTGCGTCATGAAGTCGCGGTGGAACAGGAGCGCCGCCAGCCCGAGACCAATGATGAAGGAAAAGAAGGGCCGAGCACGTTCGATAGACGATGTGATATTCAACACCATTACTTCTTAAGCGATGCCAAAAGATTGAAGGAGTCTGTCTCCGAAGTGCATGGAACTTCGGTGGCCTCCACATGGACGCACCCCGTATCCGTGTGGTACACCAGCTTTCCATCTGACGGGTCGGGCACCTTCGAGACGGTGCGCTTCGGAGGAATGACAATTGTGGACAGCAGCAGCCCAAAGGTGACACCCGCGACGAACCAGATTCCGTCGATCATTGTCATTTGCGCCCGAAATAAGCTGACGCTACACCCGTAGCGGCGGTGAGGTCAAATCCAACCGTGGCGGTTCCCGGGGTCTGGCCGCCGGGTAGCATACCCGTCTCGGGCAACTGACTCTCGACGAACCACCAGAACGTGAATTGAATGGCAAAGGACCACACGGGTGCCAGGGCCGCAAGGAACGCCATGATATATGCAGTCGGTCCGAACTGACCGATCAACCCTGCAGCGCCTGCGAAAATCATTCCGTATTGTCCGAACTTTGCTTCCGTTGCCAAGGACGCGGTCAGCCCA